TGAAGAGGTTGAAGAAGAAAAAGAACCTACCAATGCTGAAGAAAAAAGTTTTAAGAAAAGATACGGTGACTTACGTAGGCATTCACAGAAACAACTACAAGAACATGTAGAAAAAATAAATGCTTTGCAAAGTCAGTTAGAGCAGTCTACTAAACAAGAGATTAAACTACCTAAGTCTGACGAAGACATTGAAGCATGGGCTAAAGATTATCCTGATGTTGCAGCAATAGTAGAAACTATAGCAATTAAAAAAGCTAAAGAACAATCGTCTGGCTTGGAAGCTCGTGTAAAAGAAATAGACGAGATGCGAGAAAAGGCAAACAGAGATAGGGCAGAAGTTGAGTTAATGACTGCACATCCAGACTTTGCTGATATAAGAGATAGTGACGAGTTTCATGAGTGGGCAGAAGAACAGCCTAAGTCAATACAAGACGCACTGTATGAAAATGATAACGATGCTAGAGCAGCATCAAGAGCTATAGACTTATACAAAGCAGACAAAGGTATAAAGACTAAGAAGTCTTCTTCAGGTAAGGATGCAGCAAAAGCAGTATCTAAAACAAATACCAGAAGTGAACCATCTGGCGAAGATGCTGGAATGGTAAAAGAATCAGTTGTGCAAAAGATGTCTGCACAGCAATACGAGAAGAACGCAGATAAAATCATGGAAGCTATACGATCAGGTAAGTTTGTATATGATATATCTGGCAATGCTCGTTAAAAAGGTATTGACATATTTATACAATAGTGTATAACTATATGTACAATGTAGTTGCGTAGCCTCTGTAAAGATTACCTACGCAACTTATTAATAGCAAACAGCAATAATAATATAGACTACCTATTATCTTTTGGCCCATTGATGTAAGAGTCGGCCAACTTTTACTAAAATGCACCCTACTAGATTTAGCCACTACATGAATACTTGTTTCGTTTGCATCTGTAGAAAATCCAAAGGAGAAATAACATGGCATTTTCAACTGCGGCTGGGTATGGTAACTTACCTAACGGTAACTTCTCACCAGTCATTTACAGCAAACAGGTGCAACTTGCGTTTCGCAAAGCATCAGTTGTAGGAGCTGTAACAAACTCCGACTATTTCGGAGAGATAGCTAACATGGGGGATTCGGTTAAAATTATCAAAGAACCAGAAATCACTGTGAAAGCATACGCACGTGGCACAACTATCCAACCACAAGATCTTGATGACGAAGATTTCTCATTGACCATTGACAAAGCAAATTACTTTGCATTTAAAGTTGATGACATTGAGGAAGCACATTCACACGTCAACTTTCAAGACCTTGCAAGTGATCGTGCTGCTTACCGTTTGGCTGACCAATTTGACCAAGACGTTCTTGGCTACTTGTCAGGTTTCAAACAATCTGTACTGCATGGCACAGCCGACACAGTTAACGCAACCGTAAATGGTTCAGTTGCTGTATCTACTGCTGCTACAAACGAGCTACTAGCATCTATGTTAGTGGATGCTGCCGACTTTAATGGCGGTACAGCAGGCAACTCAATCGTTGCTGTTCCTCGTGCAGGTGGAGATAGCTTAAACACAACTACTGCTAAAGCATCACCTCTATCTATCATCGCTCGTATGTCAAGAAAACTTGACCAACAAAACGTTGATACATCAGGTAGATGGTTGGTCGTAGACCCTGTGTTTGCAGAGCTACTTCAAGACGAAGATTCACGTCTTCTAAACTCTGACTTCGGTGGAGCTGGCTTACAAAATGGATTAATCTTGAACAACGTTCACGGTTTTAAAGTTTATATGTCAAACAACCTACCAGCAGTCGGTAATGGTGCAACTGGTGCAACAGCAACAGGTAGCACACACTATGGTGTAATCGTTGGTGGTCACTCATCAGCAGTTGCAACAGCAGACTCAATCAATAAAACAGAAACCTACAGAGATCCTGATAGCTTTGCTGATATTGTTAGAGGCATGCATATGTACGGTAGAAAAATATTACGCCCAGAGGCATTGTCTCGTGCGTTTTATGTTTCTGGCATATAAGGAGGACTGACTAATGGCTACTTATTCATCAAGTTTACAAGCAGTTCACAGACCTTCTGCTCCTGCACCATACTTAGTAAGTAATACTATTGATATTGCGGTAGAAAATACAAATAACGCAGCAGCTTTAGCAGCTAACGATATTTTAAAAATCTTCACAATACCAGCAGATACACTTATTATGGCAGCAGGGTATGAAGTTGAGGCTCTATTAACTGGAGAATCAAACGACACAACATTCAACTTAGGTATCACAGACGCCTCTACAGGTGGTATTGCTGCTGATGTTGATGAGTTCGTTGCAGCAATGGACACAGACGCTATGGCGGTTGGTTCATATGCTACTATGATTCCCGGAGTGTTTCCAAACCTTACAGGTTCAACAAGCACTACTTTAGATCTGGAACTTCAAGCTGCAAGTACCGCACCGACAGGTGGTAAAATTCGTGTTTGGATGGTTCTTATGAACATAGACAATCCCGGAAGTTACGATGCTGACGAAGTTGATCGTGATCAACTAGCATAATACTATTTAGTGGGGCAGGGTAAACTTGCCCCACTTATTATGATATAGGAGAGATAAAATGGCAGATGCAGTTACAAGTGAAACGCTAGTTGATGGCCCTCACAACCTTGTAATGAGATTTAGAAATGTAAGTGACGGTTCAGGAGAATCAGCAGTTGCAAAAGTAGATGCAAGTGCGTTAAGCACAGATGCACATGGTAACGCAGTAGGCAGTGTTATTATAGAACAATTATGGTGGAATACTGTAGGTATGTCTGCTGAGTTATTTTGGAATGCAAGCACTAATGTATCTGCAAGAAAAATTAAAATTGACTCAGAAGGCTATTCTGATTACCGTGATTTTGGTGGACTAGTAAACAATGCAGGTAGTGGCGTTAATGGTGATGTACTATTGACTACTACAGGACATAGTTCTGGGGATACCTACGACATTATTGTAGCAATGAAAAAAGTTTATTAATTTAAATATTAAGGAATACAATGGCTGAAACATACCTTACGTTAACAAATAAAGTTATAGCTAGATTAAATGAAGTTGAGTTAACATCAGCTAATTTTACATCAGCTAGAGGAATACAAGTACAGTGTCAAAACGCTGTCAATGAAGCTATTCGGTATATTAATCAAAGAGAATATAACTATCCGTTTAATCATGCTACCGCTACACAGACTCTTACAGCAGGTACAGTAAAGTATACTGTTCCTACATCTACTAAAGTAGTAGACTATAATACATTTAGATTAGTAAAAGACTCAGACTTAGGTAATGGATCTATAAGTCTAAGCCCACTAAACTACAACGACTATCTAAGAAGCTACGTAGAACAAGAAGATGAAATACAAACTACAACACTAAGTCAGTCTCATACTGACTCTGTTACTACGTTAACAGTAGCGAGTACAACAGGATTTGATAGTTCAGGTACTGTTTTTGTAGGTAATGAAGTTATGACGTATACAGCAGTAGGTTCTTCAACGACTCTTACTGGTGTCACTAGAGCTACTGGTGGAACTACTGCAGCAGCACACGCAAGTGGTGTGCAGGTTGCACAGTTTGACAATGGTGGAATACCTAAATACGTAACAAGAACTCTTGACAATAACTACATACTATATCCTTTTCCTACAAAATCTTACTCATTAAAATTTGACTACTTTACTTTTCCAGCAGACTTAGCTGCACATGGTGATACTACTACTATACCTGACAGATTTGCTGCAGTTATAATAGATGGGGCTACAGCATTTGTGTATCAGTATCGTGGTGAAATGCAACAGTATGGTGTAACATTTACACGTTTTGAAGCTGGCATAAAACACATGCAGACTTTGTTAATAAATAGATATGACTATTTACGATCAACTTATATACCGCAGTCTTCAAATTATATAGGGTCACGAACATCAACTAGGATTATTTAATGCCTGAAACTTCACAAATAAGTCCAGTAGCTTTTAACTGCGAGGGGGGTTTGGTATTAAACAAATCTACTTTTTTAATGCAACCCGGAGAAGCTCTTGAGTTACAAAACTTTGAACCAGATATTGGTGGTGGATATAGACGTATAAATGGTTTTAACAAATATATAAATCATATTGTTCCTCAAACTACAACAAGCTCAGAAGCAGTATTAATGTGTACTGTTTTTTCTGATAATGTACTAGCAGCTAGAGGTGAAAAAATATGGAGTTCTGCATCTACAACTATGACTATTGCTATAGCTGCAAATACTTCTATGACAGGCTCTGGAACAATTAATGTTTTTAGTACTACAGGATTTACTGCAAGTGGTACTTTGCAAATTAATAGTGAGATATTTACTTACACAGGTGTAACTTCTTCTACATTTACGGGTGTAACTCGTGCTACTTCTTCTACTACAGCAGCAGCGCATGCAGTAAAAGATGTAGTTTCAGAAAGTTGGACACAACGAGATACAGGTAGAACCAACGCAGCAAAGTATACTTTTGAAAAATTTAACTTTGATGGTAACAGTAAAATTATTGTAGTAGATCAGGTTAATGCTCCTACAGTATTTAACACTTCTTTAGCAGCAACTGATGTAAGCGAAAGTTCTGTAGCTGGTGCAAAATTTGTTACTTCTTTTAAAGGGCATATGTTTTACGCAGGTATGTCTAGTACCCCAGAAGAATTAGTGTTTAGTCAACCCTTTGATGAAGATGCTTTTAGCAGTGGGTCAGGTGCAGGTAGCATTAAAGTAGATGACATTATTGTAGGCATTAAAACTTTTCGTGAAAATCTTTTTATCTTTTGTGAAAATAGAATATTTAGTTTATCAGGCACGTCTTCTTCAAACTTTGCAATGTCTCCTGTTACTCGTAACATTGGTTGTATTAATGGTAATACTATACAAGAACTTGCAGGTGACTTAATTTTTCTTGGCCCAGATGGTTTAAGAACTGTTGCAGGTACAGCTAAAATTGGTGACGTTGAGCTTGGTACAATAAGTAAAAATGTACAGCCTTTATTTGACGAACAGATAGATGATGCTACAGTTTTTGAAAGTATTGTTATACCAGAAAAAACTCAATACAGATTATTTTTTGCTAAAGAGGGTCAAGCACCATCACTAACTAAAGGTGTTATATGTGTAAGAAAAAGTGAAGGTTATGAGTTTTCTGAAATTAGAGGCATAAAACCTTCTAGTACAGATACTACAATAGACGCAGGTGATGTGTTAGTATTACATGGAGATTATACTGGGTATATAAATAGACAAGAAACAGGAAACGACTTTGACGGTACGGTTATATTTGGTAAATATAGAAGTCCTGATTTAGGTTTTAATGACTTGGGTATTAGAAAACATATGCAAAGAGTAATAATTAACTATAAACCTGAGTCTGCTATTGACGCAGATTTATTTTTAAGGTATGATCAGGAATCAGCAACTTCTGCTAGACCTGCTGCATATCCTTTAGATTCTACAAAAGTAGCTGCTCAATACGGAGTTGCTACATATGGATCAACAAGTACCTATGGTGGTACAACACAACCTTCTGTAAGACAATCAGTAGAAGGATCAGGGTTTACAATAGCTTTAAGAGTAAACGATGGGGGTTTAACTGCTCCTTATTCTCTTAAAGGATTTCAATTAGAATATCAAATAGGAGCTAGAAGATAAATGGGTGCTACATATACAAGACAGTCCTCTTATACTGACGGAGATGTAATTACAGCAGCAGATACTAACAACGAATTTGATCAGTTGTTAGCTACATTTGCTGCATCTACAGGACACACACACGATGGTACAACTGCTGAAGGTGGCCCAATAACTAAACTATTAGGTACTTCTATTACTATCGGTGATGCTACATCAGGTACAGACATAACAGTAACATTTGATGGTGAGTCAAATGATGGTGTATTTAAATGGATGGAAGACGAAGACTACTTTGAGTTTTCTGATGACATACTTGTAGCTTCTACAGAAAAAATACAGTTCCGTGATACGGCAATATACATTAACTCTTCAGCGGATGGACAGCTTGATCTTGTAGCTGACACAGAAATACAGATAGCTGCAACTACTATAGATATTAATGGCCTTGTAGATATATCAGGTAACTTGTCTGTGGGTGGTAACTTAGATGTTACAGGTACGTTTGATCTTAGTGACTCAAACTTTACTAACGCAGGTAACATACAACTTGACAGTATATCAGGTGATTCAGACACAAACACTAGTATTACCTTTAGTGGTTCTGATGTTATTACTGTAGCAACAGGTGGTACTACATCTTTTACCGTAGATGCAAGTCAAAACATTTTAATGAGTGCAGCAAAAAAAGTTCAGTTCCGTGATACTGCTCTTACAATTAACTCTAGTACTGATGGTCAGATGGATATTGATGCTGACACAGAGTTAGAAATAACTGCACCTACTGTAGATATAAACGCATCTACAGCCGTGCTTGTAAGCAATGATTTAAAACTAGATAGCGATGCTGCTGTCTTAGGTTTTGGTGCAGATAATGATGTTACACTTACCCATGTAGCAGATACAGGATTGTTACTTAATGGTACAATGGCATTACAGTTTAATGATGCATCACAGTCTATTAATGCTCCTAGTGCTACAGTATTAGATATTAACGCTACAGATGAGATTGAATTAAATGCAACTCTTGTAGATGCTAATGCTAACTTAGATGTTTCGGGTACTATAACTGCAGGTGGAATTATAAAAACAGACGATACTACTGAAGCCACATCAACAACCGATGGTTCACTTCAAACTGATGGAGGTTTATCTGTTGCTAAAGATATAGTTGCAGGTGATGATATTAAATTACTATCAGATAGTGCAGTTATAGCATTTGGTGCAGATGGTGATGTTACGTTAACACATACAGCAGATACAAGTTTAGACCTTAACCTTACAATGACTGCAGCTACTTTTGAACCTGACGGAGATACTGCTGCAGGGGATAATGCAGCAATAGGTTACACCAGTGCAGAAGGTCTTATCCTTACAGGCCAAGGTTCAACTAATGACGTTACTATTAAGAATGATTCTGATGCAGATGTAATAGAAATACCTACAGGTACTACAAATGTAACTGTAGCTGGTAACTTAGGAGTAGGTGGTACTGTTACAGGTACAGGTACTTCAGTCTTTGCTTCATTAGACATATCAGGTGATATTGATGTAGATGGTACTACTAACTTAGATAATACAGACATAGATGGTACGCTTGTCGTTGATGGATCTAACATATCACTAGACAGTACATCTACATTAAATATTGACAATTCAAATACATCAAATGGTATTACTATTGGTACTGCAACCTCTGGTGTACCTGTATCTATTGGTCACACTACTTCTGAAACTACAGTAAATGATAACTTGACTGTAACAGGATCTACTACTTTAGCTGCTACTTCTTTTGGAGATGCAAACATAACTAATGTAGGAGATATTGCTCTTGACTCTATCAGTGCAGATGGAACAGATATTAATATTGCAGTTACTGACAACTCTGCTACTGCTCTTACAATTAAACAAGGCTCAGACGCATACCTTATTGTAGATACAGCAAATAGTAGTGAGTCTGTATCTATCGGTACAGGTATATCAGGGACAGCAATTACTATAGGACATGGTACATCTGAAGTTACTTTTGGAGACAATGTTACAGTAACAGGTGATTTTACTGTCAACGGAACAACTACTACAGTCGCTACAACTAATTTAACTGTTACAGACCCACTAGTTAAATATGGGCAAGGTTATACTGGTACAGCCTATGACCAAGGTTTTATTATTACTCGTGGAGATGGTTCAAGTAGTAACACAGCAAACAGAGGCTTTATTTGGGATGAGTCTGCTGATGAGTTTGCAACTATTGCAGCTAATACAGAAGCAGGAACTACTGCAGGTAACGTAACTATAAATGACTATGCACCCTTACACGTAGGAGCAATAACAGCAGATGATAACTCTACGTTCTCAGGTGAAATTGCTGCAGCATCATTAGATATTTCAGGTGACATAGACGTAGACGGCACAGCCAACCTTGATGTAGTTGACATTGATGGTGCAGTTGATATGGCTACGACCCTAACAGTTGCTGGAAATGTAGACTTTAATGGTGATCTTGATGTAGACGGTACAACTAACCTAGACATAGTAGACGTAGATGGTGCAGCTAACTTTGCGGCAGACGTTACTTTTGCAGATGGTGCAGATATTATTACTGCTTCAGCAGGTACATCTAACTTTAGAGCAGGTGTAAACGCAGGTAACTCAATAGCCTCTGGCGGTAACTACAATACTGTCGTGGGTGACGAAGCAGGTACTGCTTTAACTACTGGGGATAGTAATGTTATAATTGGTATGGTCGCTGGTGACGCATTAACTACTGCTAGTGACAATGTTGCTGTTGGGCAAGGCGCATTAACTGATGACACATTAGGTAGTAAAACTGTAGCAATAGGCAGACAAGCATTAACAACACAAAATTTTACATCAGCTACAGATACTTACAACACTGCTGTAGGGCATAACGCAGGACTATCAGTAACCACAGGCACTCACAACACCCTAATTGGTGGACTTGCAGGTGATGCAGTTACGACTGGTGGAAATAATACTGCCGTAGGTAAAAGTTCTTTATCGGCAATAAATACAGGTTCTGATAACACAGCTATTGGACAGATGGCTTTGTCAGATGATACAAAAGGTAGCAAAAGTACAGGTGTAGGTTATCAGGCATTATCTAGTCAAAACTTTACATCAGCTACAGATAGTAATAACACTGCTGTAGGATATAATGCAGGGTCATTAATAACCACAGGCACTCAGAATACGTTTATCGGTGCAGCGGCAGGAGATGCTGTTACGACAGGGGGTCAGAATACTGCCCTTGGAAATGATGCTTTAGGTGTTTTGACTGTTGGTTCTGACAATGTAGCAATAGGTA